CTCCAGCTTTTAAAAACTAAAGGAGTATCAAATGTTGTAGTAAATGTCTCATTGGCCGCATTTGTTGTTGATAAAAATTGTTGCGACCCCTGGTAATATTGCTGGTTATTTTCTGTTATTAAAGACATTTATTAGCTTTTTAAATTTGCTTTATTTTGTTGTATTTCATTCATAGCAGCTTGTATAATATTACCATCGCTAATTATCATTCCACAATATTTAAGAATGTTAAGTATAATATTAGTTTGCTCGGAAATATCTAATTCAAAATTTATACTACCGTTAGGGTTTGAAGAGCTGTATAAGCTATTATTATAAGCAAATTGTCCAACCGATCCAATTGTATAACCCCAGTAAACATTAGAAGGTGTTGTTAAAATGTTACATAATAAAGAATCCGGTTTAGGAAAAACTTTTAAAGAAGATGTTTTATCTAAAGTTGTAGAATTTGTTTGATTTGAAATGTAAAAAAGCGGGTAGCTTTTTGTTGGAGTAGTTAATTTTGATCTTGTTATTAAATTGTATTCTTTTATTGTAGTTAATTCAGCTATTGAGTTTAAAGCTGGATTTTCGTCTACAGTATAATTAGCTATTACGTCTCCTATTTTGTAAACGTTTTCTGTAGTTGTCCATATATTATTGGTATTATCATAGCTAAATAAAATTTCTTTTTGAAATGGATATAGTTTATATTCTATATCCTTAACAGGATTAAAAAATTCTGAATCATTTTGCGCGTTAAGTTGATCTTTGCGCACTAGTTGATTGGCGTCTGAAAAATAATCTTCAAATATTTCGAGTTGTACTTGAGTTGCGAGTTTATTAAACTCTTCTGGAGTTATATACCCTCTTTGTTCTTTGTTAAGTAAGTATAAAACTGTTTCATATACTGAATTTACGTTTACCGCCATTTTATATTTTTATTATAATACACCAGGGCGCTGCGGTAAGCAACACCCTAATATATTATTATTACGTATTATTTTAGTTTTTTCTCTATAGATTTAAAAACTTGTACGCCTTCGTCGGTTTTGAAAAACGCAGCCATAGCTGAGTATGGATTTTCATCAAATGGCACAGTCATTAATTTAGCGCCGTTTGAAGCCCACGTAAATGTTCTTTGATCTTGAGATAAAGAAATTATATTATTTTCCGCGGCAATTATTGCCATATTCCTTAGTTGCACATTTTCGTCGTTTGCAAGTTGAAGAAATAAATACGGTTTTTGTCTAGCAAAAAGAAGTAAATCTCTTTTTAATTCTTTAGATCCCATTTTTGAAACCTTAGATCCCATTTCTGTTCTTAAAATTGCTTCAGCTTGATCAATATCCATATCTCTTGCAATATTTAAAGTATCAATCTGAACATCTAAAATTTCTAAATCATCTTCAGCAATTTCAACCGCACTAAATTCCGCGTATAATTTGTCTTTTAAAGGATGATATAGAGAAAGTAATTTTTGTAAATTTTGTTTTTCTTTTGGAACAAATAAATCACCATTTTTAAATATGATGTGCCCAAGAGTAACCTCTCCTTTTTGCTCGTCCACAAATGGAGATGTTTGATTTGTAGCATACCTAAGTTCTCTTTGTGTACCTTTTTTGGGATCAAAATAAAGCAAAGGATGCTTGGACGTATGTTTTGAATGTATTGTGTGGGTAAGTGGATTTTTGCCTAATATATAATAGGTTCTATCCTTAATTTCCCATTCAGGTTTTTGTGGTGTTTTTGTTTGAACCGGTGCAGTTTTTGCACTAGTTGGCTGAGGTGCAACCTCAACAGTTTTTTCTGCTTTGACTTGTTTAGCCATAATATAATAAAATTAAATAGTTAATAAAAGTAATAATTACCCCCGTTGTTTTAACGAGGGTAAAAATTACCTGTGTTGTTATGCTCCTTTGAAAATTACAAAGTTGTTAGCAGCTTGTACACATAAGCATCTTTCAGACAAGAAGTTAACTTGCATTGCATCAAGATCCGATGTAAAAGCACCTCCAGCCGAACCAGTCAACCAAGACTTCATTCTGCGATCGTCTGCCTGAGAAGCTCTATATCGTACGTGCAAGAATGGACGACGGATATTTGTTCCTAGGATTTGATCATAAACAGTTGAAGTTCCAGCTGGTACCAATACACCTTCAATTCCTTGAATAGTGTAATCAAGACCACCACGAGTAGAAGCATCATTTAGGTATTTCCAATCAGTTTTATAGAAATCGTAAGATCCTCTACGGAAACCGCTAAATCCTAAGTTTAATGCCATTTGCTCTGAGTTTTCAAATAAACCATAAGCAGTACCTCCGGAAGGTCCTTGAGATAAAGCAGCGAGCATGTCATCAAAATCTAATGCAGTTTGGCGATTTAAGAAAAGCATGTTTTCTTCAATAGCTCCTTGTGTGTCAAGGTTTTTCAAAATAGCATCAAATTCATTAAGACCGTTAGTAGCAGTAAATCCAGTTTGAATATTACCTCTATCTTCAATAGCGTCAAAAAGACCTTGAGTTCCTGATAATTTAGCGTTATATCCTGCAACACCGTCATTAGCAACAACTTTCTTGCCTTCTACTACAGACATTTCTAAATAATCTGCAAAACGTAAACGTGTTTCAGATTCAGCTTTTAAATACCATAAGTATCCAGATGTTCCGTCTTCAGTAGCAACTTCTACCCACCCAATTTGAGCCATATCAGATCCAGATACTTGGTACTGGTTTCTAATAATGATTGGAGAGTTAGAAAATTGAGTAAAAGATGGCTCAATACTTGTGTAATCATCTCCAGCTAGAGTTGATCCTTTTTGATATTCAGAACCGTATACAAATATTTTTACTTTGTCAGTAGCAGTAAATGGAGCAGGATTGGCTGCGCCGTTAGCAGTTACTAAATCTGCTGATCCGTAAGTTGCAACAGCAATTGCAGCTGTGCTTGGACTAGCAGGGGTAGCTGTAACAATACATTTAGCTTCTTTTCCTGTAGTTGGGTTAATTACAACTAAAGTTTGATTTTTAGAAACTAAGTTTTGCACAAAGTCAGGCCCTGCTGTTGCAGAAATGTTATCAATTGTTAATTCACTACCGCTTGAAACTGTTACGTCATCATATGCAATATGTAATCTATTTTGTTCAGACCAAATAACTTGATCAGAAGTCATTGGCATTTCAGCTCCTACCATACGTAAGAAACCAGATAACGTACGATTTCCGTAACGCTCTACTTCTTGTTCGTAAATTTCAGGTAAATACTGTTGTGCAAATGTTCCTCCGCCTGAAGCAGAGTCAAATGACAAATAATTGTCATTAAGGGTTTGTTTAGCTTGAGATGGTTTAATTGAACCAAATTCTGGTGATATAGCCATAATTTTAATTTTTTTTAGTTAAATCGTTTTGTTTTAATTCTTAATTTAGAAGAATCAGTACCACTTATTGCTTTAACCTTTAATCCATTTATAAATACATCTTTAGGAGCCTCACGGGCGGTATCTACGCTGGGATTTTTAGATTTGCTTACAACATCTTTAATAGCATCGGCTTTGCCTTGTTCATAAAAATGATTTGCTATTTTGTCGGCATTATAAGCAGCAAACATGGCCTTATGATAACCTTTTTCGTCTACAACACTACCATCTTCCGCAAGGAACTTCCCTACGATGTTGTCTATATCCGATTGTATCGAAGCTACCTCTTTTGGGTTTGAAACATTATACCTAAATTTTTTATCTCCTAATTTAAATTCGAAACCTTCGAACTCATCAGAGAATAAATTTTCAGTTTTTTGTTTAAAACTTTCGTAATTTTCAGCAGCTTTTTTCTGACCTTCATTATATCGATTGAAAAAGTCCGTAGCTTTTTGTTGGTCTTGAGTTACGCCGGGTCTCAACTTGATTTCGTCGTAATATTTTTTCTTAGTTTCCTCTAAAAAGTTTTTGGCTTTTGCAACTTCTTCTTTAAACGCAATTTTCTTTTTGCGTATTTCTTTTGGCTCATCTAGCTCTTCATCGTAAGAAAAATCTTCCATTAATAATGAAATATCTTCAGAATCTAAATGAGGCTTTGTTTTATTATAATATTCTTTAAGTAGTATATTACTATCTACTGTTGAATAATCTGTATTTAATCGAGCATAATCTTCTATTGTTCCACCTGTTTCTTCCATAAATGAAACTAGTTTTTCAATATTTTCAGGCAATGGTTTACCTAATACCTTTTCATCTCTTACAGCTTCTTTAAGCTCTTGCTCTATTTTTTCGGTTTTTTCCTCTGTTATTTCTTGAATAACATTTTCAACGGGCTCTTCGTTTTTTTGCTCCACTGCTGGCAATTCCACGTTGGAGTCTTGCCTTGATTCTTCATTTGATTCGCTTGCGCGTAACACGCTGCCCTCTGAGCCTTGTTCTTGAACGGCATCTTTTTCTTCGTTTTTAATTACTACCTTTGTAACTTCTTCCTCAATCTTATCAGCTGCTTTCGGCTGTGCTAAATTGACCTTAATAGGTTCGTCACTTGCTGGTACTAATTTTTTAGGTTTAGATTTTAATTTAAAATCTCCTTCTTGTTTTACTGTTTCTGACATAATATAATATAATTAAATAATTAAATAGTAATTTTATTTAGGGTCAAATTGCTCAAAACCAAAACCACTCATGGTATCAAATCCTGCAGATTCAAAATCAACCGGAGGAGTATTGTTTTTACGCTGCTCAATCATTTTGCTTTGCTGAGTAGCTTGTATTTGAGTTCTTTTATCCTTTCTATCTTCTATTTGTTTTTCTTTTTGTGTTTTAGCAGATTGCTGAGCACCTGCAAGCTGCATATTGTAATTAAACTCTTCGGCCATTAATAGCTTTTTTAAATTGGCTTCTTGCTCCATTTTTTGAATTTCAAACTGAATTTTAGCCTGCTCAATTTGGATTTTACTTTCTGTAATAGCCTGAGTTTTTTGTACTTCAAATAGCGCAGCTTTTTCTGCGGTCTGCTGGTTAGCGGCTGCTTGTGCTTGTATATTAGCTTGCTTAGCGGCTTGATCTTGTTTTTGTTTTTGACCTTGCTTAATTTTTAATAATTGATTAGCAAGTTTAATATTTTTTATTTGTCGTATATCAATTGCATCACTTAGCACTATACCTCCTGATTTTAAAGCAATTTGAATATTTTGTTCTAACTGCGCTCTGTCTTCTTCATCCGGCTCAAGATCTAAGTAAATACCAAAGTCATGCAGGTTAAGCTGGCTTAATTCATTTAATATTGCCACATTTGAATTTGATATACTATTTTTTAAACTTTCAGCAGTAAGCGGGTAACTTAATACGTCGGCCATTTTTAATGAAACGTTTTCACAACATCTTAAGGCTATAAATAAACTAGCGTCTAATATATGTTTTGTTGCTACGTTTGAAGCGTTAGCTGCCATTTTTTGCAGCCCAACTAAAGCATCCTTGTTAGGTAAGCTACCGTCTCTTGCTTCATTTAAGCCTGTTACATCACGTATCATTTGCAAATAATATTGATACGTCGCTATTAAGCTTTGTATCTTTGCTCCGCCGCTAGATGTGGTCAACTCTTGAACAGGTACTTTTCCTCTATTTAATTCACCTTCTTGAGTTAGTGATCTACCTACAATGCTACCGGTTTGAAAATACATATTTAATGCTTCAGCTGGATTATAGTTTGTACCATTACCAAGATCAACTTCAGCTAAACCGTCCATGTCTAAAAACACTCCGTCCGGTACTAATTTAGACATAACTTGTTGCAACTTTAAATGAGTAAGCTGTATCATATCAGCAAACCCAGTTATTCTGCTTACAATTGATTCTATTCTGCCTTTATACATTTTAGGCGCACAAATAGCATAACTCATTTCAACTTTAGTGGTATCAGAAAATGGACGTGACATATTTTCTGCCAGCTGCCATTTTAAAATTGTATTTGTACCTAAAACCTTAGCTCCTGAATATAAAACTTCAATACTTCTTGAAACTCTTTCAAAATTATCATTTGGTGGCGGATTAAAAGTATCGGGCTTTTCAATAGCTTTAAGCAACCCTTGATCCGTTTGCTTAATTTTAAATACTTGATTCATGTATGTCTTATACTCAAAATATAAAACTTGAACCGTATTTTCGTCATAATTGCCCCAGCCGGTTATATATTGACGATTACCCGGCATTTTTTGAATTTTTGCTAATTCTTCTTCAGATATATTAGGAAATTCTTTTTTAAGTTCCGGAATAGTTATTGATTTTATTTCTCCAACATAATATATGTCTTCAAAATTTGGATCCTCTGTATATGAATAAACCATATAGGAGGGGTCAACATAGTCAATTGTTATTCCCTCTGCTGTATTAAAGTTTGTTTTTACAGCGCCTATACCTAAAGTAACTAAATCTTCAACTACTCTTTTATTAGTTAACTTGTATTTATTAAAAGATAAAACGTTATTTATAGCTTCTTCATTTGCTATTTCGGCGTTTTGTTTATATGTTAGTTGCATATGCAATTCCAGCTCTTCAGGTGTTTGAGGCATTTGCTGGACACTAGGCGCAGATGAAATATCTAGACCTAATTTTTGTTTAGCCATAGCAATTTGCTGCTGGCTGTACATGTCTTTTAATACCGCTGTAGCATAATTAGTTCTTTTCTTTATTGAGTATGGATCCTGAGCGTAAGCTTTAATGTCATATTCTTTTTGAGCAATTCCATTAGTTACAATATCTACAAATTTAGCAATAACCGGTACAGGTTTCCAATCTAAATTTAAATAAGACAAATCACCATTTATAGCCAATTCGTCTTTGTATTTTTGTATAGGCTGCTCGCCTCTGGCATAAAGTCTTAATAAATGAAAGTTATTCCAATTAGATAAATATCTATTACCATTCATACGGCCTTGATTAAACCACTCTTGCTCAATAGCCCTAGACACCTGAAGTCCGTACTCGTAGGATGCCTTTTCTTCATCACTAACCACTTGGCTAGGAAAAACGCTATTAGTATCCGTATATATATTCATTTATTATTTTATTTTTGACACAAAACCTTTGTTGTCGTATTTTTTAAATCCTAAATTATAAACAACCCTGTTTACAGGAGTTGATGGGGCATATAAGTTTTTATTACAAGCCATTAAAGCTAATCCCGAGCTAATAGACGCATCGTGAGAAGTTCTATTATTTATATTAAATTTAGCCCAGTCTTCTAATGTTCTTTGAAAATACATATCACCATAACCTGT